AACCTAAAACATGATAATCCGCAAGTATTAATTGGTTGTCCTGGGAGAATCCATGATCTAATTCGTAGAAAAATTATTAATAGTTCAGAAATTAATTTAATTGTTCTAGATGAAGCGGATGAGATGCTATCAACTGGTTTTAAAGAACAGATATATAATATCTTTCAATTTCTTTCTAATGATATCCAGGTAGCATTATTTAGTGCAACAATGCCTTCCGATCTTAATAATTTAACTAATAAATTTATGAGAGATCCTATTGAAATTCTTGTTAAGTCCGAAATGCTTACTTTAGACGGTATTTTACAGTACTACATTAATTTAGATGATGATTCACAGAAATATGAAACTCTAAAAGATTTATTTTCTAGTTTTTCAGTATCACAATGTATTATTTATTGTAATAGCGTTAAAAGAGTCTCCGATTTATATAATGCTATGATTTCTGATAATTATCCGGTCTGTCAAATTCACAGTAATATGACTAAAGATGAAAGATTTAAAAATTATGAAGAATTTCGAAGAGGAGATCAGCGAGTATTAATATCATCAAATGTAACAGCCAGAGGTATTGATATTCAACAGGTTAGCACTGTTATTAATTTTGATATTCCAAAATGTATTCACACATATTTACATCGCATTGGTCGTAGTGGTCGCTGGGGTCGTAAGGGAACCGCAATTAATTTTGTCACTAGAAGAGATAATAAAATTGTAAAAGAGATTGAATCTTTTTATCAAACCAATATTTCGGAGCTTCCAGCAAATTATGGAAATGAAAATCAATAAATAAATATTATTACGTTGTATATTTAGAGTAATAATATTTATATCATATAATGAATGAAGAATTAGAATTTAAACTACCAATATATTATTTACATGATAAAAGTGATTTAATTAAAACGCTTAAAATCGATTTAGAAATGGATACAACACAAAATTCCATATATGAATATTTATTTGAAAAAAAATCTGGTTTATTTTCAAAAGAAATAATAAATTTACATGCTAATTATTTTACTAATAATATTAACTTTTTATCGGATACACAAAACCTGATAAAAACATTTTCACCTATAGATAATTATGAATATAAAAATATTGAAGAATTATTTAATGAAATAAATGAATTCTATATTAATACTGAACAAAGTGATAATATAAACAAAGGGTTTAATACAATATATCAATATGTTGATATAAAATATTTTGATTTCTTAAATACTAATTCTACATTTTTACAAGGGTTAACATTATATAATCTTACTAGTCCAGTATTATCCTTACTCGTACCAATTATTATGCTTATTATACCTTTTTTTCTAATTAGAATGAAAAATATTCCGATATCTTTATCAACATACATAGATACTTTGTTAACTGTTATTAAAAACCATCCAATTGGGCAAACTATACGTGACTTTGGTAATGTTGGTTGGGACAGACGTATATTTATGCTTACATCAGTTGCGTTTTATTTTATTAGCATTTATCAAAATATTATTTCATGTTTCAAATTTTATACAAATATGAGTAAGATACAAAATAATTTATTTACTGTAAAAAACTATATTGAATATTCTATTAATTCTATTAATAATCTTAATAAATATTGTGGTTCTACTTATGAAATATTCATTAGAAAAAATAATTATATTAAAGATCAGCTTAATAATTTTTATTTAAATCTACTCAATATTAATTTATCTTCGCTTTCTATTAAAAATCTCGGCCAATTTGGAAAAATGATGAAAGAATTCTATGAACTTTTTAAAAATGACTTATATAGAGATTCTATTAAGTACAGCTTATTCTTGCATGAATATATTAATAATATTACAGAAATGCAAAATAAGGTTAAAAATAAATCTATTAATTTTTGCAAATTTAAAAATAGTGGGACTTGTAAATTTAAAAACGCATACTATGGACCACTTATAAAAGAAAATTTTATTCATAATTCTTACAAACTAGATAAAAATCTTATCATTACAGGACCAAATGCCGCCGGAAAAACAACCTTACTAAAATCAACAATATTTAATATTATATTATCACAACAATTTGGCATTGGATTCTATAGTAATGCTATTATTAATCCATATAAATTCATACACTCTTATATAAATATTCCAGACACATCTCAACGAGATAGCTTATTTCAATCAGAGGCTAGAAGATGTAAAGATATTCTAGATTCTGTTATATCATATAATAATGATAGACATTTTTGTATTTTTGATGAATTATATTCTGGAACTAATCCGAATGAAGCTATATCCACAGCTTATAGCTTTCTAGTATTCTTATCTAATTTTTCTAATGTTGATTTTTTATTAACAACACATTATACATCATTATGCAAATTATTAGAAAATAATAAATTAATTTCCAATCTACAAATGGATGTTGATAAAGACAATAATTTATATAATTATAAATTAATAAAAGGAATATCTTTATATAAAGGTGGATTAAAAGTATTAGAAAATATGAATTATCCGACTGAAATACTAAATAATGCAAGAACCATTATAAAAGACATAATTATATAATAACAATTTCGTTAAATTATTATTTAAAATATATACGTTAGTTTAAATAATATGAATCTTTTTGGTTTAGAAAATAGTAGTTTTTTACTTTCTTTAGGAATTTCTATATTAGTATCTGCGGCAGTAATGTATTATTGTCTCGGTAAATTTTCTGTTTTAGAAAATTCTATAATAGAACAAGGAAAAGTAATCCAATCGTTTATAATGAGAATGAATACAATGACAATCAGTGGAAATAGCATGGCAAATGAGCAAGCTACAGAAAATGCCGTACAATTATCAAAAAAAATAGATGTCTCTGATGATGAAGATGATGATGATGATGATGATGATGATCATGATGATGATGATGATGATGATGATAATGATGTTGATGATGATGTGAATAATACTAATAAAAATTTGATACTATCAGGAGGAAATCTAATGGAACCTGATTCAGAAGATTCATTTTCAGATATATCATCTGAAAATAATGATTCTATTCTAGATAATGATTTAAATATTGTTACTGATATTACTGATATTACTGATATTAGTGATATTATTGGCAATAATGATTTAATTAAGCATATTGAGATAGAAGAAATTACTGAATTACCATTTAGCACATATCAAACTATTGAAAAGAATACTACGCACCCATCAAATATTAATAGTGAAATAAGTTCTATATTATCAGATGATCTTGATAATAATAACATCCAGCCTATCGAGAAAGTAAATAATACAATAGAAAAAACAGAGAAAGAAAGTGATACTATTTCTTTTAATAAAATGAAGGTTGCTGAATTACGAAAACTAGTTATAGAAAAAAATCTAACTAATTCTAGTGATGGTAGTAAATTAAAAAAAGATGAACTAATTAATTTATTACAAAAATAAATTCTTTATCTAGTATAAAATGAATAGTAATTTTCCTCCACTTATGAGCGATGGAAGAAATTTCTCTAGATGGGAACAACCAATATCAATGGATAATTTTTTAAAAACTTCAAATAATATCAAATCTAATTGGGAATACAGAAAATATCTTGCTAATAATGCAGATTCAATAATTAAATATAATCAACAACAATCTGTAAATTCCACAACCCTTCCAATTGAGAATCAATTATTACCAAGTAGTTGCTTCAATAGTGATTTAAAAGTCAACTATTTGTCTAGAGAAGAATTACAGAATAGAATGGTTGCACCTATTGTAGGAAATAATTTATCAGATCTACCTGTACCATACAACTAATTATGGTTTAAAAATTGTAAAATAATTTTATTTAATATTTTTTACAATTTAAATAATAGTTATTATATAATAAATAACATGAACATTGTTAGTATAGATATAGGTATCAAAAATTTAGCAATTTGTATTATTAAAATCAATCAAAATAATTTTGAAATTATTTATTGGAATGTAATTAACTTATGTGACGATACACCTAAAAAATGTATTTATATTAATAAAAATAAATCTTGCACCAATAATGCAAAATTTTACAACTGCGATAAATGTTATTGTAAAAAACATTCAGATAAAACAGACTATGTTTTACCCTGTGCAAATTTAAAAAATTATAAAAAATTAAAATTATTAGATTTAACTGAATTAATTGAAAAATATAATATTCCATGTACTAATTCTCCAAATAAAACTAATTATATTGCAGCAATATGCGATTTTATCAAAAAACATCAGTTATCTCCAATAGAAAATATTAACGCGAATAATGTAGATTTAATTAACCTTGGTATAAAATTAAAAGAAACATTTGATATAATTGATTTTACAGATGTTAATTGTGTACTAATTGAAAATCAAATAAGTCCGATAGCTAATCGAATGAAATGTTTGCAAGGAATGATTGCCCAATATTTTATTATGAATGAAATTAATAATATTCATTTTATATCTTCAGCTAATAAACTAAAATTATTTTTAGATAATAAAAAAACCACATATAGCGAGAGGAAAAAAATTGGTATCAAATATTGTAATGATACTTTAGTAAAAAATAATATCGATGATAAATGGAAAATTTATTTTAATATAAATAAAAAAGCAGATGATTTGGCTGATTGTTTTCTTCAAGCATATTGGTATATAATAACAAATACTTTAATAAAAATATAATTAATAAAATATATTTTACATTAAATATATTTTACATTAAATATATTTTAAATTAAATATATTTTAATACGTATTACTTAAAATTATATGATCTTATTTCTCTATAATGAATGATATGACAGAAACCGTTATTGAATTAAATGATTCAAATAATACAAAAAATATAGGTTTAGGACAACCACCATCAGTTAACTATGGTGGTGGTTTAGAATTGCTAATGAATGATAAAAAATCTAAAACACAATCTATAGATATTGGTTTAGGTGAACTTAGTGAACTAGAAAATGAGTTAAATGAACTCAGTGATGTTGGTGGTAAAAAGGTTGAAACAAGTAGATCTGGGTTATTTGAAAGTGCAATTAATAGTATATCATTAAATGATAATGATAAACCACATAATGTGAGTTTTGATAATTCTAAAAATGATAACGATATTAATATAGGATCTGCAACTGTAGAACTTGCAAGTGATAATAAAACATGGGATGGTTATGGAAAATACAATAATATACCGGTTCCACAATCAGAACCCCAATTATCAAAAGAGGACCTACTTCGAGAAAAATTTTCATATTTAAGAAAATTAGAAGATTTAGAAAAGAAAGGTGCTAATCTAACAAAAAAATATAGTATGGATGATTCATTAAATGAAATGCGCGGTGAATATGAAATGGTAATTTCTGAAAAAGAACGTAGTAATAGTGTTAAATTTCAAGGTAAAATGTTAATGGCTGCAATTACGGGATTAGAATTTTTAAATAATAAGTTTGACCCATTTGATTTAAAAATGGATGGTTGGGCTGAACAAGTAAATGAAAATGTTAGTGATTATGATGAAATTTTTGCTGAATTACATGAAAAGTATAAATCAAAAGCTACCATGGCACCAGAATTAAAATTATTATTCCAATTAGGAGGATCAGCAATAATGGTTCATATGACAAATACTATGTTTAAATCTTCAATTCCAGGAATGGATGATATTATGAGACAAAATCCCGAACTTATGCAGCAGTTTAGTCAAGCCGCGGTAAATAGTATGAATACAACAAATCCTGGGTTTAATGGATTTATGAATAATTTTATGCCTGGAAATAGTCGCAATGATATTCCTCCCGTTAATAACGGACCTCCACCGGCGGCAATGAAAACGCAACCGCCACCAAAAAGCGAAAGAGTTGCAGTTCCTCAAAACAGACCAGATCTATCTTATGCCAGATCACAAGAAGGTATTAAAGTTCAAGAGAAATTTTCCAATTTTAATCAAAATGAACCATCACGTCAATCCAAACGTCCCGAAATGAAAGGTCCTACAGACATTAGTGATATTTTATCGGGAATTAAAACAAAACAAATAAATGTTCAAGATTCGACTAGTGAAAAAGAACATAGTACTATTAGTATTCAAGATTTAAAAGAATTAACTAACTCTAAAATGCCAAAAGCAGGTAAAAAAGGAAAACCTAGAAGTGAACGTAATACAATTAGTTTAGATATTTAATACATCGACATATTTTTAACACCAGTAATTAGCCATTCCAAATTTTTATTATTTTTATTAACGCATTCAATATGATTAAATCTGCTAATTGAATTTTTAATCATATTCATATAATTTATTCTACCAACGTCACTATTTAATTTATTATTTAGAATCAAGAGAATTGATGTTTTTTCAATAGTATTATAATATTTTGATAAACACATATTCTCTTTTTTTATTTTGCTACCAATATAAAATTTTTTGTTACATTTAGCACATTTTTTTGGATTTGGATATAACAAATTTGTATTATTAGAAGCAATCATCTATTACTTTTATCTAGTTATTATATTAATATTATTTTCAATTTTATATATAATGTTTCCAATATATGTTATAACCTTGGATAAATCACATAAGTATCTTGATTTTAAAAAATTTTATAATAAAAATAAAATAAAATATAAATTATTTTATGGTATAGACGCTAGATGTAATGAACATGCTAAATATAAATCAATAATACATCCGATTAGTTATATTTATACACCAAAAAACATACTTGGTTGTGCTTTATCACATATAACATTAGCAAAACAAATTTCGTCATTAAATCATAAATATAGTTTAATACTAGAAGATGACGCATTTGCATTTAATCCAGAATTTTTAGAACATGATATAAATAACATTATTGAAAAATTTAATAATATTGATCCATATTGGGATATAATAAATCTTCATTCTGATGGACCATATCAAAACGATAATATTTATGTTAATACCTTTACAGGTAGTACTGCCGCATATATTTTAAGTTTAAATGGTGCAAATAAATTAGCTAATGAAATTGCAGTTCACAATATTGATATGATAACATGTAATTCTAATAAATATAAAAAATATAAAACTCCTAATAATTTATTTTGGACCGATGAATCATCAAGTATCATAAGAAAAACTCATAATAGCATATTCATTAAATTAATTTCGATCATTATTTCATCATTAATTTCATTTAGAGGAGAGAAAAAGTGTAAGGATTTCTTATCATATAAAATTATTCATATCCCATTTATAAATTATGATGTATTGGTTATTGAATTGATTTATTTATATATATTAGTTATTACATTGCTAGTTATAGTAAAATATAAAGAATTATTATTATAGTAGTTATGTTCAAATGTGTAAAGTAATTATAAATTTATATTAATTTGTTTTTATCAGCTAAATATACTTTATCGCATAATCGCTTTGTTATTTTATCTTTTTCAACATCTTTAGAGCATGAAGCTATTAATTTCGTATATTCTTTTTGAAGATGATCGTTATTCATAAAATTAGGATGCTCTTCAGTCCATTGTTTCAAATTTTGCATTTGCTTTCTAGACACTTTATTGATTGCTTTTTCGACTTCTTGATTTTCTTCATCTTTTGACCATTGTGAATCTTGTGTTCCATGTATTTTATTTTTAATATAAATTGTTTCTCTCTTTTTATCAGTGCAATGAATTGGTCTTTCAAATAAAGAAAGTTTGTTCATATTTTCAACAAATATATTTGTCAACCCATCTGTTAACCCATTATCTTTTGTAAATAATAAATTTTTCATTGTTATATTTATTTTATCTATAAAATCTTCCATCGAAATTGCGTTTTTACATTTTTCATTTAAAAACATGTTTATATTAAAATTATTTGTATTATGGCTATTGGTTGTTGTATTTCCAATTTTAGGAATTAGAGTATTAAACTGTTCTTGTGTTTGTTTTTGTTGATCTATTAGTAAGTTGCGTAATTTTTGATTTTCACCCATCATATTTGTAAACATATCTTTATAATTTAATGAATCATCATTATTTAAATTTATATTTGCTGTCATAAAATTACATTTTTTTTTGTGATTATATAGACTAGAATGATGTTTATATATTTTACCACATTCACATTTATAATCTTTTTTTGAGAATTTTGAAGAGTTTTCGGTAGTATTTTGTAGTATTTCTTTGTTTATGTGTTTTAAGCTGTTAATGTGTTTATTGAAATCGCATTTTCTGTTAGCATTATAGTTACAAATTTCACATGAAAAAAATGTTGAGAGTTTTGAAGAATTTTTTGTAGTCATTTGTAGTATATTATACTACATTAAAATTCTTCTAAATTTTTTGAATAATATTTTTTATTTATTTTTATTTTTTTCAGTAACATTTTTTTTTACAAAAATCACTAAAATAGAGCATTATCATCTAAATTGAAATGTTCGCATTTTTTGCAAAATTCTATAATCAACTTTTCGTTTTTGGACATAAAAAATGTCCAATTTTGAAAAGTCAATTGACAAATTAGAAAAAATATGCAGTATATATATTATTATTTTAACCACTTAAAGAAAATAATACTAGTCTTACACATTTGAACATTTTAAATTATATAAATGTATATAAAGTTATTTAATTAATTGTATTAAATGTATTGGATATATATATTAAGATGTAAAGATAACATTTATTATGTTGGACAAACAAAACGATTATATACAAGATTTTGGGAACACCAAGATGGAAATGGAGGATTAAATACATCTATTTATTCACCAGAAGAAGTTGTAGCAATTTATAGAGTCTCTAATATAATTAAATTTATAGAATATAATGAACGAATTATTAACATAAATAATGATGAAAATTTAAAATGGTCTTATAATACTGGATTCAATAATCCAAAATATGTTTTAAATAATTGGAATAATATTGATTCTGTAGAAACAAAAAATGATGATAAACAAAATGCTTCAAATACATCTGAAAATAATATAACTGAATGTATGATGATGCATAATAAAGATAATTGGGAAAATATAAGAGGTGGGAAATATATTAGATTTGATTGTAAATATAAATTTCCTAATAATGAATATATAAAAGAACTTCCATTATGTAATTGTGGAGTACCTTGTGATGTTAAGAAACATAAAAATAAGGAAAGTTTATTCTTTAAATGTGCTAAAAAAAATATGTGGGATGGTTTTATAGACGAATTTAAAATAGAAAATGAACCATGTTCATTTTATAGAGAATATTTAACAGATATAGAATTAAGAGTTGAAGATAAAAAAAACTTTGATGAACGAAAAAAAAATCTTGGTAAATTAATTAAAAACTCCGATTGGTTAGAAAATGTTCCACTTGAAGAAGATGGAGAATTGGGGCAGTGTGTATCTTGTAATACATATGTATGGTGTGATAGCCAAGGGGAATTTAAAAATAATGGTATAATCTATCCATTTTCAAAAGATGAAGAAATAAATATAGATAATAGAAGATTATTATGTTTGAATTGTTTTATAGATAAAAATGAAGAATTAAAGAAAAAATATAACAGTTTTAATAGTGGAAAATTAAGAGTTGAAGATAAAAAAAACTTTGATGAACGAAAAAAAAAATTTGGTAAATTAATTAAAAACTCCGATTGGTTAGAAAATGTTCCACTCGAAGAAGATGGAGAATTGGGGCAGTGTGTATCTTGTAATACATATGTATGGTCTGATAGCCAAGGGGAATTTAAAAATAATGGTATAATCTATCCATTTTCAAAAGATGAAGAAATAAATATAGATAATAGAAGATTATTATGTTTGAATTGTTTTATAGATAAAAATGAAGAATTAAAGAAAAAATATAACATTTTTAATAGTGGAAAATGTTTAATTTCTTTATAAATCGATATTTTAAATGTTCAAAGGTGTAATAATATCTATAATGTTTTATCATAAAATGAATAATTTAACGATACAAAAAAAATAATATAATATTTGTTATAGATAAACATGATAAATAAGTTAAAATGTATAATATATTATTATTCATTATAATAATATATTATGTCAACAATTATATGCAATAAAGAAAATATCATATTAAATAAATTTGATACCAACCATTTTTCATTATTATTCTCTCTTCATAACAAAAATAATTTGGATATTATTAAGTTTATAAATGTGAAATTATTTAAGCTAGTTGCTTCTATAAATAAAGAAATAATCGAAAGTGTAGAAATAATTAATGAAGTATCTGACACAGAAGTAGATATTTTATATAAATTTAAAAGATTTGGTAAAGAATTAGGCTTTAGCGATAAATATATGTTTATCAAAAGTAGAATGATAATAGAAGAAAATGATATTTTTATAAAAACTGTAAGCATTCCTTATACAAATAAAATAGTCGGTGAAGCAATTACAAATGAATATGGTTATTTTAAAATATCGAATAATCAAAATAATAAAGAGGTTACTATAAATTATGAATTTAAAATGGATATTCATGAAGAACTTCCAATATATATGGAAAACATATTTGGATTAATGATGAAAAAAATATTTTTAAATTTTAAATCATTTATAGAGAATGTTGATATACATAATATAAATGTTTAATTTATTGAAGGCTATAATTACAAGCACTTTGAAAAGTGCTTATGTTATAATAACAACTCATAATGTTAATAATGCATTTAAAGCATTCATAAAGACAATGTCTGAATATAATATATTTTATGTTAAATTTATTCAGTCTTTAGGAACAAATACAAAGTATTTTGATAGTGAAAAAAGAGATTTTCTTTCACAATATCTTGATTCAGTTCCATATAATGATAATGAAATAGATAAAAAATTTATAGATACACTCATTGAAGTTGGTAATATAAATGATAACCTAAAAATTGATACAGATAGTTTAAAAGTGATAAACGCTGGTATAATTGGTATAGTGTATAAAGGTAAAATGAACAACAAAGATATAATTGTAAAGGTTATGAAAAATAATATCAAAAAAAATGTATATTCAGCTATAGATGAGTTTGAATCATTCTTATTTATTACAAAATATATACCGGTATTAAAATTTTACTATCTACAAGATCTTTTTAATTCGAATAAACCGTTATTAATAGAACAACTTGATTTTAAAACTGAATTAGAAAATATAAAAAAATTTAGTATAAATAATAAAAATACAGATTATGTTAAAATTCCTGATGTTTATGATGAATTTACAAATAAAAATAATAATATTATAGTTATGGAATATTTAGATGGAAAAAAATTATCACAATTAACAAAATCTGAAAAACAATACAATAATGATCTAGTTATTATGTTTGGAATAAAATCAATATTATTTAATAGAACATATCACGCTGATTTACATCCTGGAAACATAATTTTTATGACTGATTCACAAAAATTAGGTGTAATTGATTATGGTATTGTTGGAGAATTAAATAAAAATGAGCAAAATGATATATTCAACTTTTTTAAATCTGCATTCGTAAACAAAAATTATTATAATTGTGCAAAAATAATAACAAATGATTTATCCGTTAAAATAAATGACAATTTTGTTTCAGAAAACCTTTTAGAATTATGTAATAATAATTTAGCAGCTATTTTAGATGATATTATGAATAATACACAATCATTAGACCCTGAAGGTTTATTCAAATTAAATAAACAACTATTTTATATTAATAAAAAATTATCACAAACATTTTGTAAAGTTGAAATGTCTATTGCAATAGCGGATAGTTTAAGCAGTAATTTAACTGAACCAGGAGTATATTTTGATATTGTTGAGAATATTACTAAAAAATTATTAGAAAATATGTAGATTAATATAAAAAATTGAATATTATTTATATATTACTAATATAGTATATAAATAAAATTATAAATTAAAATATAATATGAATTATGTTTTAATTGATATGAGCTACTTTATATTTTATAGATATTATGCATTGATCGCCTGGTGGAAACTAGCAAAACCAGAAGATAATTTAGATATTCCTTTTGAAAATACAGAATTTGTTGGTAAATTTAAAAAAACATTCATAGATAAAATAAATGAAATTCCAAAAAAATTAAAGATTAAAAATATAATGTATATTTGTGCAAGAGATTGTAATAGAAAAAATATTTGGCGCATGTCTAATAATATTACTTATAAGGCAAACCGTGAAAATGATGATAGATTTTTAGGTGGTCCATTTTTCAAACTTGCATATGAGATTTTGCAAGAAATAAATATGCCTATTTTATTTCACGATAAACTTGAAGGAGATGATTGTATTGCGTTATTAATCAAAGATATTAGAAGTAAATACGAAAACATAAAAAAAGATTATAATATCTATATTATAGCCAGTGATATGGACTATTTACAGTTAGTTTCTGAAAATACGCATATAATTAATTTAAAATATAAGAATCTAACCGATAGCAAAAAATGGTCTGGAGACCCAAAGAAAGATCTATTTTGTAAGATAGTGATGGGTGACGTATCAGATAATATTCCAGGTATTTTTAAAAAATGCGGTATTAAAACGGCAATCAAATATTATGAAGATGAAGATTTATTCAAAAAAAAACTGCATCAAGAGAATGCCGAAGAATTATTTAAAAAAAATAAGAGATTGATAGATTTTCAAGAAATTCCGCAAGATTTAATTGATGACTATAGAGTGAAAAATAAAGATATTATTAGTATGATAGTATAATTATTATAATTAGTATAATTATTATAATTAGTATAATTTATATATAGATTATTCATTATTATAGATATTTTTTACGAGTTTTTTTAACAATACGTTTTTTTCTTGTATTTTTATATTTTTTTATAACAATATTAAATTTTCTAGTTTTTTTACCACCAACCATTTTATTTGTTTTATTTGTTTTATCTGTTTTTTTTGTTTTATCTGTTTTATCTGTTTTATCTGTTTTATCTGTTTTTTTTGTTAGTGAATTTATATTTATACCAATTTGTTTTGGGTAAAAAACCTTGCGTTCAACCATTTTATTAAATAACTCTTTTAATTGATTTTTTTTATCATTACAATTTTGTTTAATGTTTAATTTGTCAGAGAAAGATTTATTATGACTAACATATAATGATAAATAAAACAATATAGATTTATTAGTACCTTGATATATTAATTTAATATATATAATATTATCTGTTTCTTCAACTGATATATCTTTGTCGGAAAATTTTTTTTTCTCTAGTTCACTAATCTCATTTTCTATAGTCGATTTATAATCTTCTTCAGTAGCTTTTGCTAAAGATAATTTAAGTTTATTAATTGTGTCTTTATTTTTATCATTAGCGTTTTTTATTATTTCTTTAATTATTTTTTCTTTCTTTGCCTTTACTAATTTGTTTAATAATGAAAATCTGAACTCTCCAATTTTCTTTACAGCTTCTTTTGTTAATTCTTCTTCAATTGTATCATCGGTAATATTAGGATCTAGTTTTTCTTCAATATTTCTACGTGTATCAATATTATCACTGATATATTGTTTAATATAGTTTTTTTTAACATCTGTAATATTTATTATATGGTTATTATCACTTATTTTATAAATATTATTAAAATCGATTATCGGTTCATTTGATGATTTTTGTTGATGTTGTATTTTAGAAGGTGAGATAAAATTAATTTTATTTATTTCATAGGGTTTTTTATTAACAAAAAAATTCGAGTTAACCTTGAAAATATATTTAATAAGAAGCCTAATATTATTAGTAATAGTACTTTGTTTAATTTCTAATATTTTTTTTTTATTGTTTTTATTATCGTTTATAAGAGATTCTTTATATTTTTCAATAGGTTTCTTTTTTAACAAAATTTCTTTAATTACTTGATTATATTTTTTTATGTTTTCTTGTTGAATCGACTGTGGTTTGCTTTTTGATTCATTTAATTTGCTCTTTATTACAATTAATCGAGTATATTCATCATTAAGAGTTTGTATTTTTTTATTTATATAAGATAATTCGAGTTTAAATTTTACATCTTTATGTAAATAATCAATAATTTTTTGAATATTAGTATTTTTATACAGAGTAGTATAATTTTTTATAAACTGTTTATTTAAGAAATATTTACCAATATATTTTTCTTTAGTTGATTGAGTTAATATTTCTTTATTCCAACCTGCATCTTTTAAAATATTGTTTGAAGTATTAAATAGAATATTAGAATAATCAATTAAGTCACTTATATACAAATCCCCATATTTACTGGTTAGATTTGTATTATTATTATATTTATAATTATTAAAAATACCAGAAATATAACCAGTAAATGTTATTATCGGTTTGACATTATGAATACTATTAAGTATTTCAGTATTTATTAATTTATTTAATTCAGTTTGATAGTTAGTATTATCCGGATTAGTTATATTTTTAGGTATTGAAATAATATCTTGTTTCAGCTTTTCTAGTGGTACTTTTTCTGCTGCTGCTTTTTCTGCTGCTGCTTTTTCTGCTGCTGCTTTTTCTGCTGCTGCTTTTTCTGCTGCTGCTTTTTCTGCTGCTGCTTTTTCTGCTGTTGCTTTTTCTGCTGCTGCTTTTTCTGCTGTTGCTTTTTCTGCTGCTTCTTTTTCTGCTGCTGCTTTTTCTGCTGTTGCTTTTTCTGCTGCTTCTTTTTCTGCTGCTGCTGCTGCTTTTTCTGCTGCTTCTTTTTCTTGTTTTTGGGTTTTTGGTTTCTGGGTTTTTGGTTTCTGGGTTTTTGGTTTCTGGGTTTTTGGTTTCGGTGTTTCTTGGTTTACTGGTTCAGTATCTGCATTTGTATTCATAGTTATATTATATTAATAATATATAATAATATAATATCAAATTACTAATATTTTCATACTTCACTTTTAAATTTGCTATAGTTCGATAATGCTAATTCTTTATGTTTTTGAATTTTGGCTTTATGTAATATTTCTTCGGCCTTTCGTATTTCAGTATCTGTAATAATATTATCGTTATTAGTATCAATTGCATTATTAATTTTTTTATATTTTTCAGGTATAATACATAAATGATGTTTTTCATTAAATATTGTATTAGATAAAATAATAAACGCACTAGTTAATATTATTGATAAAATTATATCACGTGTTCCGGTAAATACCATAGAAAAAATTAAGATTTCTCTTCCAATAGAGTTTCTAATATATTCAGCTTGTGTTGAACTAATTTCTAATTCAATGTATTTAGAACCAATATTTATTAATAATAATGATATTCCAAGAAGAAGTTTACTATTATTTAAGCTATTATAATAGCTGTAAAAATAATTATTTGTAGTATTTTTCACCATATGCTATATATATATATATTAATAATATTTATTAATAGTCCATTTTTCGAACTTCATGTCTAGTATAGTCAAGAAATTTCTTTTTATTTAGCCTAAATCTTTTTTTTATAGGATTGATTATTCTATTAATAATTGAAAAATTTTCATTAGCAGTATATTTTTTATTAACTATAACACATGTAATAGCTATTAATAAAAATATAAATAAGTAAATTTTATTAAACATTATATAATAACATAAGAATATATAATGTTACCACCATAATTTAGAATAAATATCGTTTTCATTATTAACTAAATTAAATCCACGTTTACTTAATATTCCATCAACTGTAGGGATATGTTCTATTGATCTAAAATTTTCACGTAGCACGTTTTTATATATTATAATTCCAATTGTAACAATAAAAAGTATACTAATTATACCAATTGATAATGTAATATTCATTTAATATATATATTAAATGATTATTTTTGAGTAGCTTTGAAAAATAATATTATCTCATTTTTTTATAAGTATGTCACTATTAGCGGCAACAGCAGAATCATTTAATATAGACGAAAATAATACAGATAATAAAAATATTAGAAATGATAATAAATCTAGACTGTCAACAAGCTTAAATAATAAAACTCTAAAAAACCGTGGTAATGATGAAAAGAAAAAACAAATACAAAAAATGATGAAATCAATGGATAGTTCAAATGACGAATCGCCATATTTATCAAATAATGAATCTAGTGATATGTCAGATTTTAATCCACCACCACATCCAGAATTATTTTCACCAAATAATCAAGAAAGTGATAATATACCAGTAACTCAAGTAGATAAACCAGTTAGCAAAGAAAACTTTACACAATTACCTTCAACATATGCTGCAGACTATTATAGTCAATATGCAAAATATCAAAATGAAAACAATTTACCCACACAACAAAATATATCATCTTTATCAAATCAAGAATTATTGAATAAATTAGATAATATATTATATATTCTTGAACAACAACAAGATAATAAAACAAATTATGTAACAGAAGAATTAATATTATATATATTTTTAGGTGTTTTTGTTATATATGTTATAGATTCATTTGTTAAAGTTGGAAAATATATAAGATAAGATAAGATAATATAAAGTTGATACTACAAATTTATATTATGTAATAATAAATGTTTTATCAGATTTTATAGTGTAGTTAGCATAATTATAAAGAAAATATGCAGTTGGACTAGTTAATTTAGGGGTATATTTTTCTAATAGTTTTTTGGATATAATAATATTGTCGGATAAATTTTCACAAGTAAATAATGTTGATTTGAAATATTCAGATGATTTTTTTAGACTCAATAAAAATCCAGAAAAAAATAATTCATCAGTTTTACAATTTGATATACTAGCAAAAAATTCAATAGATTTATCAGTATTATTATACAACATATAAGAATCTCTGAAACAATAGCAAGATATTAATTCATTATTACAAATGAGGCCATAAATTTTGTAGATATTATTATTAATCAATGAGAGAAGATTAGATAAATCAGGTAAAATAAAGCATTCAAAAAATTCCCTTCTAGAATGTATAAAATTAGTAAATAATTGAATATTTTGTTTATTTATTTCAATAATATTTGTAGATGCATGTAATTTAGGAATAATATTAATATTATTAAATTGATAAGTTTTGTAAATACATAGAGGAACAATACCAGTAAGCTCTCCCTCTCTTTTAAATAGGGAAATTTGATAGCTATTATTTTTAGAAGCTTGCCAATATTCATGTGTTTGTATAATTTTTGGAGCAAGACCACTTTTTCTATAATTAGAATCAACTGTAAGGTAATCAACGTAATATATATTAAATGTTGTATTATTTAAAGTGATATTAAGATTTTTAGATGTTATTACCCCAGCCATATATTTTTTAGTTATAAATAAATTATTATCATTATCAAATTCTTTTTTATCTTGAAAATAAGTAGTAACAAAGTTTTTTTTATTGTTAGAATCAAAATTTGCAGAGAACATATTTTTGCTTGGTAAATATGAGCCAAATTTAGTTCTATAATAATGTTTCTGTATAAACTCTATGATATTATCAATATCATTATCTAGAATATCTACATATTCTTCGGTTTTTATATTGATAAAATCACAATATTTATTATTTTTTGGAAGTTGTTTATTTATTATACCTATTGGATATATCCAGTAAAACAAGTTATAGAAATGAAAAACCGGTTGAATACTCCAAAAACCATACTTAATTCTAACAATTATTTTAAAAATAATAATAGCGGCAACAATTGATATAATAATAATTTGATAAATATTAATAACATCAAGCATAATATATTTTATTAATATTTTATTGTGGTTTATATAACCAATAAAGATAATTATGTTCATATTGAATATCTTTCATTTCAGAATATCCTTTTTCGATAAATCCTATATCTTTAGCTATAGATAATATTGTACTTTGTGTATTCATATAAAATTGATGTTCATTTATTCTAACTGTATCATCATTAAATTTCATAATCTCTTTAAAAACACCGTTGGGTTTTTCTATTTTCGTAGACGCGGAATTATCAAAATTAATATCAAAATCTGATTTATATGTCATTTTATCAAAATTAACAGTACTATTAGTAATTCGTTTATTAGAATAATCTTGAACATTTAACATAGTGAATGGATCAGATATAGGCAATATAGCATCAAAATTAGCAATGTCAACTAAATGTAATATTAATACACCTCCCGGAGCAAGCCAGTTAAAACAATTTTCAAAAAATCTCCGTTTATCTTTAATATAATATATTGTAAAATATAAACATGAAATATGTGTAAATTCATCTTTTGTAAATTCCATACTATTAAGAACATCACCTACTTTAACATTTATATCGGGATAATTTAATTTGGATTGGTTAACCATCGATGGGGATAAATCAATACCAATTGTTTCTATATTTTTTTTAGTTAACATATTTACATGATGACCAGTTCCAGAACCAATATCTAATATTTTAGAGTTGTTAGTGGGCTCACTAGTATTAATTATTTCTTCAACTTCATAAGTATTTTTTATATTATTAAATACTAAATCATCATATATTGAAACATAAAAATCATCAAAAATATCTATTCCAAGTCTCTTATCAAATTTTTCTCTCTTTTCTACGAAACCTTCTGTATTTTGTAAATTTAAATTGCTAATAAATAATATAATACATAAAACTATTAATAAAAATAATATTTTTTCTAAAATAGAAAATTTATACAAAAATTTCAAATTAAAATTATCCAGAAATTTCATTATTATATGTATTAAGTATTTATTTTTTTTGTCTTAAATTTAATATATGAATAATGATGAAATAAATGATAAAAGAGAAATTAGTGAATTTAGAAAACTTACATTTTCTGGATATGCGAGAGGCAAAGTAAAAAAAGAATTATTAAACTCAATAATAAAATCAGATATTGAACCAGCATGCCATTGGTCTTCTGAATTAATATGTAGTGGTTTATTTGAAGATTTATGGGAAATAATTATATTATACATGAGTAGATATATTTATTCTAGTAATCCAAAATTACCAATATATATTGATATGAGATTTGATATTTTTAAACAAATTCTTATAAGTGGATATAGTGATAATATTCTAAAACTTCGAAATAATGAAAAAATACGAAAGTTGTTTGCAGAACTAATATCTATATTATGTTTTTCAAGAAAAAAACACGCATTTGAAAGTTTAACAATAAAAGACGCTAACGAATTTGATATTACTAAACTAACAAGCAAATTAAAAGCTCCGAATATAAATTATGCATCTAATTGTTTTACAAATGAAGACCCAAAAGAATTATTAATATGTATAAATGAATTTGCATATCATATATCAAAAGACTCAATGGATTTAATATTAGCATGCTATTGGCTTGAATGGTTGATTGATTACGACACTGTTTGTCGTACAAAAAAAATAGTTTGCCTTGCTGAAAGAAGATCATTTGCACCAGTTGACTCTAAATTGCAAATGGACTTAATATGGATAGTATGGGATGCTATTATATCGGAAAGTAATAAAAAAGATTCTGCAACACAAAAAATAATTAAATCATTATTAAATATTTTTTCAATAAAATATAGCGTTGGTGTAAAAAAACGTAGAAAATATGTATTATATTTCGCATGTAGTCTTTTAACTGATAAAATTGACAAAAATATACCATTTATTCAACAGAAAGATAAAGTTGAAATGATTGTAAAAAAAATAAATATTTTATACAGAGAAATTAAAAAAAATGAAATTACACCAGATACAGATTATTTATTTAATGGACTAGAAAAAAGCAACTTTGATAAAACTATAGAAAAACTAGATAAATTGCGAGATAATGATATATTTTAAATGACTTCATATTCGTCAACAATTTCTCCATCATCTACTGTGTTATCTACTTTATCATCTACAGTATCATCTACAGTATCATCAGTATATTTAAAAAGTAGCATTTTATGTTTTAGAGAACCAACTTTAAATGGTAGCTCCCGTTTTAGAATTTTAGACGATAAACAATAATATATTGTTTGTTTACGAGAAATATTTAATTTTTTTCCTAGAGTTCTTGGCGTATAACATACATTTTTATATTCTTTTAAATATTCTTCAACCGGATTAGACATAATAATTAATTATATATTACATAATATGTTTAAATTATTATTTAATATAATATAAACTTTGTTATTCTTAATTTGCGAATATTTATATAAATATTCTTCTTTAATATCTATATAAATGAGTTTTCCATCTATGAAACAATTATCATATCAAAATTCTGTACCTATTTCTGATAATGTCATTACAAATCAAATTTCATCTGCAGAGTTAAATTCAAACTATTTATCGGGAGAATCTATAGCAACTAATAGTTTAGGAGATAACATTTGGTTATTTATTAGAGTTATTATTATTATATTAATATTAACTTTTTTTGGTATAAATATTTTTGCATATTTAGGATTAATTACAGGAAGTGTAGCTGATTATTTAAAACCCCTATTATCATCTTTAGGTTATCCAGTTGTAGATACAGCTAAACAAACCTTAAAAACCAGTATAGATGGAACAAAAGATATAGTAAATAGTGTCGCAAATGTCACAAATGCAACACTTAATACCGTAGAGTCTACAATTGACGGAAATGTTAAAAATAATATCGATGAAAATAAAAATAATTTAATGAAAGCATTAAATCATGCTGAAAAAGTTGATAAACAAAATATTCCTGAACCAGATGAATCTGGTAGTTCATCACAAATGACAAAAACAGGAAAGTCCGGATTTTGTTATATTGGAAGTGATCGAAATATTAGAAGTTGTGTTGAAGTTGGAAGAAATGATACTTGTATGTCAGGAGATATTTTTCCTACAAAAGATATATGTGTAAATCCAAATTTAAGAATGTAATTTCATAAGAATAGAATATTTTACAGTATTGGCATCTGACGGTAATACCATATCATCAGTTATGGATATTGCATTATCTATAGGTAAAATTGATGTTAATTCTACAGGACTACAATTTCTTTTATCATCAGTAATACAGTTCCAAAATGATGAATATTCCTGTTTATCATCAGTAAGAAGGCAGAACTTTGATTTACTACTATATTGCAGTTCATTTAATACACTAGATTTAATCCATGATTTTTGATTCATCCATCTAGACATGGCAGTATTTATTCTTAAACCCCAACCATTATTGTCATAAGTAACCCCAGTTGATTTTGTATTTATTGATGATGCAATTAACGCATCTTCAAGATTATCATAATAAATTCTTTTAGCATTTTCATCGACTAATACGTCAACCAGATCCCAATTTTTATAATAATAAAAATATGGTTCTGGTTCTGGTTCTGGTTCTGGTTCTGGTTCTGGGGACGGAGATGGTATTATGATGTTTTCAGGAGTTTTTTTGACCCAGATTTACCAACTGGAAATCCATTATCACCAGGTTGCCATGCGCGTTGTGGCCATTTAGTAGAGCCTGCAAGATATGTTCTTTGAATTTTATAATTGATAAGTGGTATATTTTTATTATAACAAAGTTCGCGCGGTTTACCAGGAACATCACTTGATGTAGTTGAGTGACATTTTTGTTTATTAGAAGGACATAACAATCTATAATTTATGACATCTTCATTTAGTAAATTTGAATTGTAATTTGTAATAGGTTTTTTAGGAGGTAGGTTTGGTTGCTGTGATAAAGAACGTTGATTACCCCATGATTTTTTTTGTGTTCCAATACCTCTAAATAAACGGGCATTAAGTTGTTTAGATGACATATTACTATCATTATTTTTATATTGTAAAATTTCAGCTTTTCGTCGCATATCAAGTTCATCAAGAGTAAAATTTTTTAAACAAGTTTCACCGTTATATCTATTCCAAGGTCTAATACCATTTCTTTTAGGACATGTATCGCAGCCTGCAAATAATGCTGGATTTTTTGGATTTGGAAAGTTCATAGAATTAATTTTACAAATATTAAATGTACTCATTTAAATAATAGTGACAAGAAAAATATTTTTATTTTTGTTAAAAGAAAAAATAAAAATATTTTTTGTAAAAATTTATGGATTATAACCATCTTCAATTCCCGAAAAAAACCATCTTGTAGATAAATAGTGTGGTTTATTCGATAAACCAGTATCCTCCATATTAAGATTTGGACCATTATTCGCAATAGACATTATTTTACCAATACCAATAGCTCTAGAAAAATATCTTAATTCCGAAATATAACCAGAGAAACCACCATTTAATCCAACCCAAACATCATCATAATTTTGTTTTGGAACTCCAGATAATATATGACGTTTAGCCATGGTTCCATTTATATAAATATCTAATTGGTGTTGATCACATCTAATTATTACATTGATCCATTTTTTAATAGGTAAATCATTAACTACAATCTCTTCTTTTACATTATTAAAAGTATTCATGACAAGTACTAAATTCTGTTCTTTATCAGAAACTGGTGAAAGGTATAAACCAGGAGCATTATTTGGACTTGTTACTCCAGTGGTTTGATTAATAGAATCATTACCCTTACTAAATATATGTTGGTTATTAACATTAAGATTCGGATCTTTAACCCATATCCAAACTGACCATGTAAATTCTAACCCTTCTTCTTGATTTTTAGATCTTAAAATTGGAATAGCACCATTAGAATTTGGATTTGTTGGTATTTTTTTCATAATTGTAGCATCATGCATTCCTGTTGTTAAGATTGGATTATCGCTATACGAAAAAATCCAGGATAATAAATATGTTCCTAAACGTAATAGCAAAATGAACAATATTATAACAAAAAATAAGAATGCTAGTTTAGCTATCAAACTATTTGATTCTAAAAAATCTTTGGTTCCATCTATCATTCTAGAATTATTAAATGCACTAAAACTATTATTATTTTCAAAAAGAGCCATTTCTTTCTATATATTTATATAAGAAATTTACAATTATATATCATTTAATAAAAAATAAATAAAATATCAGTTATATATTATTTTATTTATCATAGCTGTTAATTATATTTCAAAACTTCCTCTTTCTTCATTATCTACTAAATAAGAAAATTTAATTCTATATTTGTCAAAAAAGTTCATTCCGCCACCACCAAATCCTTGTTTATAAATATCATATGCTTGCTGTGGATTCATTGGGGATGGCCAGTATTGAATTTTGGAAGTCCAACCTTCAAATCCACCTCCAGGAGTAATAAAAATATTATCATTATTATTGATTTTTGATGGGTTTGGTAATACACATGTTCTTACTAATTTACCATCTATATATATATCTAATGATCGCCCATTTAATGAAATTAATAGATTAACCCATTTTTGTAAATGAACATTCTTAATACCACATGTAAATGGTTGTGCTGGTGTGTTTGATGATACTTGATATGTTGATAATTCAATTTCTATATTATTTTCAAAAGGTGTTAAATATACTGATGGGTTTCCACTCGAACCATTGGAATCCCCACCTCTTTGTAATATCATTTTTTTTTCTGATAATCTAGTATTCCAATTTGATACATAAAACCACATTGAATATGTATAATTATTTGAGTTATTTCCATTAGGTAATGATTTGGCTGAAATAGTTTCAAGAACATTACCCTGTTTAAGACCACTTAATTTATTGGATGATGGATTAAAATAACTTATAATCATATATAAAACTATTAATGCAACTATCACTAAAACGACATTTTTTAGTAATCCCATAATATAATATAATATACCGTTAGAAATTTTCTAAATATATATAATATTTTTATTAATTCGACAAGTCTTTAATTTTATTTAAATCTAAAACATTATTATAATATAGTATATTCTTTATACCACCATGTATTCCATTGTTTTCACCAACAATAACAAGATCATTAGACATATAAGGAACTATATTTATTTCTGAAGAAATTAATTTTCCATCTAAAAATAAGTCGAGAGTACCGCCATCGTAGTTAATTATTATATTAATCCATTTTTGATACGGGATTTTTTCTAATACATATAATGTTATTAATTCTGTTTTATTTGTTAAAGCAGTAAAATATATTTTGTTATCATCATGTGATATTAATATTTTATTACCATAATTGAAAATATTTGTATTTTTTGAATACGCATTACTAGTACTTGGTGGCTGTGGATTTATCCATATTTTTAAATTTAGTGCATAATTATAGGTAAAAATTTCACTTTCAGTTGTTTTTAGATTAGCTTGATGATTTTGAAAATTTCCTAATGTTGTTTCTTTGTTTAAATAAATTGGATCTATTAATAAATGGGTAGTATTTTTATCAAAATACTCTATATATAACCGTTTTAATATTGGAGTAATATAATATAATACAACTAATATAACTTCTAATATAAATATAATCAATGTAGTTTTTGTAGTAATATTATATTGATATTTTACAAAATCTATAATATCGATTATCAAACATGGTAAATAAAAAATTAAATTAAATAATAAACCAAAAAACAGATTGTTTTTTATAGAATTTATATATTTATTATTTGTGAATTTAAACCCTTTATATAAAAGACTTAAACCTAGGATTATTGTTCCTATTATAAAAATATAACTAGATATTGATATAGCACTTTCCACTAAAGGATATCTTAATGCAAAAATTAATAATAATATAACAATTACAATAGTAATTATTAATAATAAACTTTGTCCTATAGTTGTTAATATTTTTTCATTTGTTGTATAATTATTACCAAATAGTGTTTTTGTAATAGCAAATAATCCTCCTAGTGAAAAAGTAAGTAATATAAATATAAGACTTATATTGGGGATATTATTAATGTATGGTTGTAATTTTTTTATAGATAGTATAGATATTATCATTATGATATAGATTATAACTATACCTATTCCAATAAAATGTTTTTTTGATTCGATTGAGTTAATTACATTTTGTGTAGTCATTATAATATAATACTATAATTATGATATATAAAAAATAATTATAACATATTTTCTAAAGCTGTTTTTTTCCCATGACAATTTTTACATAAAGCAGCCAAATTTGATATATGATTAGTGCCCCCATGTTCCAATCTTATTTTATGATCTATATCATACCAAGCTTCTAATTGAGTTTCACAGTCAGCACACTTCCAATTTTGATTGGCTGCAACATATTTTTTCTTTGTTTCACTAACTGAACGTTTTGTTGAATTTGCACCCGAATTTATCATACGTTTTTGCTGCGGAGTTATATTATTAGTCTGTAAATTACTATATATACCTCCCATACTGAATAAAGGTGATAACATATCACTACTATCTTTGTCAATAGGCATATGTTTTATGAGACTATTTGCGTGAGTAAATAAATTTCTGGTGTATGTAGGGTATTTTTTTATAAATAGATAGAGAGAAAGACCTATAAATGCGTAAAATGTCATTTGATAATATTTTTTCCAAGTTTTCATTATTTGAATATATTTTCCATCATAGTATGTGTTTGCTATAAAGAATGCTGTAATTCCAAAAATTAATAACTCTTGTTTCATTATATATTATATATACTATATAATATA